AGCAATGGTCATTACAAAATCAAGAAGTGCGGTATCTGATTGGGGTGTCTATCATTCTTCTTTAACATCAGCTTCTTATTATTTAAGGTTAAACAATAATTTAGGTCAAACGCTCGACACAACATATTGGAATGGCACAGCCCCAACATCGTCAGTATTTAGCGTAGGCGGTGCTGTTGCGGTTAATTCTAGCGCAGCAACTTATGTTGCTTATTGCTGGACGCCTATTGCGGGATATTCAGCGTTTGGTTTATGGACAAATAATAATTCAACAGATGGAACATTTACATATACAGGATTTAGACCAAAACTAATAATGTTGAAAGAAACGGCTGCGGGTGAAAGATGGTTTATGTATGACAGCGCAAGACAAACCTATAACGTAACGCCCCCATCTAGCACTAATCTTGTACCAAGTGATTCTAGTGCTGAAGGCACAAATGCAGCTACTACTGCAACAATTGATTTGTTGTCTAACGGCTTTAAAATTCGCACAACAAACCCAGCAAGCGGTGAAATTTCGTTTGGCACAAGAAGTTATATCTACGCCGCATGGGCAGAAAACCCATTCAAAAATTCTTTAGCGAGGTAGTTATGTTTGCAATCATCTCCAACGGCGTTATCGCCCTCCTAGTACCCGCTGGCACAGCCTTTGAGTGGGATGACATTCAATACCCTGCCAACTGGTGCAACCTGTCTAGCCCCGAAGAAAAAGCGGCTATCGGCATGGTCGATGTAATCCATGAAGCACGCCCAAGCGACACCTATTACTGGGTCACAGAAGCTCCCCCAGTCATCGCAAACGGTATTGTCAAGATTGGGTACACCAAGACACCCAAAGACCTTGTAGCCCTCAAAGCGCAAGCCACAGAGCAAGTCAATCAAGCTGCCGGTTCAATCCTCGCACCAAGCGACTACATGGTGATTAAAGCAACGGAAACCGCAAAGCCAATGGATGCGACTTGGAGTGCATGGCGCGAGACGATTCGTGAGCAAGCGCGTAGTCAGAAGGCTGCGATTGCTGCTTGTGCGAGTGTGGAGGCGCTGGCTGCGTTGAGTCAGGTGGTTTGGGCTGGTGAGCCAAATGCTTAGGTCTGTCGCACTTTGGTTTGTCAAGTCAATCGGTCTGATCTTTCTGACTCTTTTGGCTTATCCACTTGCGCCATTTTTAGCTTTATTTGTCACGCATGAAGAAGAATCAGAGGTTACGGGATTTCTCTCTCTCTACCCCAACAAGCCCCGTGAGTTTCTAATCCCGTCATTACGTATTTGGCAAAGCCCAGACGCACCCCTTGATGAGTGGTGGTACGGCGACTACCCAAGCCCCCTGAAGGCTAAATACAATCAGTCCTACTACGACTCTCACTTTTGGCTGCGCTACGTTAGCCGCATCTTTTGGCTATGGCGCAACGCTGCTTATGGCTTTGGCGCACGTTGGGGTTATTCGACGCAAGGTATGTTTGCCCTCTACACAAAAGACAACGATAAAGACTGGAAGTCAGGCAAGAACGTTTACAGTTTCTGGAAAGTTTGCAACACGGACGGTGACATAGGTTGGCTGCTACGCGCCCAGGTATATTTTTACAAAGACCGATGCGTTGAGATTATTTTTGGCTATAAGTTACTCGGCGACACAGTCGGTGGTAAAAAGCTAGTTGCAATTCAATTCTCACCATTCAAAAAATACCCGGAGTAGTTATGAACATCTCGACCGATCTGATTAACGCAGTCTTGAATTACCTTGGTAACCGGCCTTACGTTGAGGTCGCGAACCTGATCACAGCCATTCAGGCTGAAGCTGCAAAGGTGCCCGCGCCTGAGCAAATCGAACAACCCATTCAAGACTAATACTTCAGAGGCAAGCCATGACGTTGCAAGAGATTATCAATACAGGGATCGGCGCGGCATTGGCTGCTATCGGTTGGTTCGCTCGCACGATCTATGACTCGTTAAATGAGCTCAAGCAAAACATTGACGATCATAAGCTGCACATCAGTGAGCAGTACGTCAAAAAATCTGAAGTTGACAATCTTCGTACGGAAATGGACAAGCGATTTGATCGTTTAGAACAAATGATTGCTCGCTTGTCCGACAAGATTGATCACAAGGCCGACAAGTGAACATTTTTACCCACCTCCTCACTGGCAAAGATAATGTTACGTATGACATTGCCCGTGTGGCGTGGTTAATCAGCCTTGTGGCGGTGTTATTGGTTGCGGGCTATCAAGTGGTCATGCATGGCGCTGTGAGCTTGAGAGAGCTTGCTGAGTCGCTCGGTATTGTGTCGGCCTCGGGTGGTGCGTCGGTCTGGGCTAAAAAAGATGCGGAGCCAACGTAATGTTTCCTATCCCTAGTCTTTTATGGATGAAGATTGGCATAGCCCTAGCGCTATGCGCAGCCATGTATTTTTTAGGCTGGAACCACGAGCATAAAAAGCTAGTGGCCTACCAGGCAGAAGTTGCCGCCGTGGGCAAGGCGCAGGAAATTGTCAATCAAGCAAAGGCCAAGGAACATGAAACTATATCAACTTCAATCGCAAATCAATATGAAGCTCGCCTTAGTGCTGTTCATAGTTATTATGCTGAGCGGGTGCTCGACACCGGTGCCAGTCGCGGTAGTGTGCCCCCCGTACCCAAGCCCACCTCTTGCCCTGTTAGCCCCGCCCCCGACGCAGGACTTGTTAGACGCTGTGCTGAAACCACGCTCCAACTGACCGAGTTGCAGAACTGGGTACGGAGTATCAAATGAGCGTTGCTGACCGCATTACTGTGATCTGCTGCGTCAGCCTAGCCATTGTATTGATGAGTACAGTTTGCGTAGTTTTAGTCGGGCTTTTTGACGAACGCGTAGATAATGCAGAGGTTTTTAAACTGATTAACCCCGCTTTCAATATGATCGTCGGGGCATTTGTTGGCACTATAGCCGGTATAAAAATAGGAAAAGATGATGCTAAGTAACTGGGATAATGCTTTTAATTTAATGCTAAAAAGCGAGGGCGGCTTTACTGATGACCCACGCGACCCCGGCAATCACCTACCAGACGGCCGCCCAGGTTGCACTAATTTTGGCGTGACTCAGACCGCTTGGGAAGAATACGTTGGCCACAAGGTCAGCGTCCAAGACATGCGTGACTTAACGCACGAGATAATTAGCCCGTTTTATAAGCGCAAGTACTGGGATATGTGTCGTTGCGACGACTTGCCCTCAGGCATTGATTATTTGGTTTTTGACTTTGCCGTGAACGCAGGGCCAGGGCGTAGCGCCAAGATTTTACAAACTGCTTTGGGTGTAACGCCTGATGGTGGTATTGGTCCAATGACGCTCGCTGCTGTGGCGCAACATAGCCCGGAAGATCTGATTGCAAAGTTCAGCCAGGCTAAAGAGGACTTTTACCGCAGCTTGAGCACTTTCTCAACATATGGTCAGGGATGGCTTAACCGGGTGGCAGACGTAAAGATCAAGGCAAGCTCGATGCTCGGGTAAATTGTGGTTTTAAATTAGCAGGATAAAGGCTAAAATGTCAATTCAAGCGCTTTGGGATAAAACGCACTCAAATTCACTTTTGTGGGTGGCGCTATGACCGCGAGCTTCGTTTTAACCTATGACAACTTAGTCACAACGATCGAGCAGTATCTCGAGCGTAACGACGCCGCCGTCGTCTCTCAAATCCCCGTCTTTATTACCCTGGCTGAGTTTGAAATCGCTCAGCAGATCAAAACGCTTGGCCAGATCGAGGTTGCGCAAGGCGTGATGTCGGTGGGTAACCCGATCATTCAAAAGCCCGCCCGGTGGCGCAAGACCGTGTCAATGTCGGTCACCTCGAACGGCGAGAAGACGCCAGTATTCCTACGCAAGTATGAGTATTTGACCAACTATAGCGCAGAAAGCACGGCCGGCCTGCCCCTGTATTACGCGGATTACGACTACGACAACTGGTTTGTGTCGCCTGTTCCAGACCAGGCGTATACCTTTGAGGTGCTCATTTATCAGCGCCTGCAGCCCTTGTCCTCAGCAAATCAAACGAACTGGATCACAAACAACGCCCCCAACGCGATGCTCTTTGGAGCACTCTTGCAGGCGGTGATCTACCTAAAAGACGATGCACGTCAAATATTCCAACAAAAGTACGACATGGCAATGCAGGCGCTTAAAGCCGAGGACGTGACTCGCGTGGGTGACCGCTCAGCAATCGCTGTGGACTCTTAGAGGTAACTATGACCAACACCTACGTCAACCCGATCAC